CCATCAGAGGTTCCTCCGCCCGGCCTGCACCGCACGCGCGATATCCGCGTTCGGCCGACGGAACGTCCCCCGGACGTTCCGCTCTTCGGCCTCACCTTGACTGCGCGATTGCCGGAAGCTTTGCGCGCCGCGGCGGCTGCCATGTGAGAGTACATGCCTATTCATGGTTATCGCTCACAGTCCTCTCCGCCCGGCCTGGACGGCGCGCGCGATATCTGCCGCAACCTGACTGCGGGATTGCCGGAAGCTTTGCGCGTCACGCGCCTGAATGGTGACGTTGACCGACGGCTGGCCGTAGCCCCGGGCCTCGTCGCGCGACAGCACCCGCTCGCCGCGCTGCAGGATCGCGGGCACCTCATCGGCGGCAAGGCCTGCCCAGCCACCCGAATGCATCCGCGGCGCGCCGAGGAAGGCGGTGACCGGGACGGCCCGGGTCACCCCGCCCGCGCCGACCGTGCCGCCCTCGTGGAACACGCCCGCCAGCGCCTGGCCGACCGCGCCACTGCCCAACGCGCCCGACAGCACGCCCGCCAGCGGTCCGAGAATGAACCGGCGCGCGCCAAGCTTGGCCAGATCGGCGATCATGCTGGTGACAAGGCTGCCGAAATCCAGCTTGCCGGTCTTCACGAAATTGCCGATCGCGTCCTCGGCGGAACGGAAGGCACCGACGAGGCTCGCGCCGATGTCCTTGCCGATGTCACGCGCGCTGGCCGCGTACTGATCGAGGGCCTCGACGGCCAGCGCCCAGCCCGCGGTGGCTGCTTCGCCGTCCTGGCCTGCGTCCTGCCCGGCTTGACGGACGGCCCTGCCCGCGCGGCCGACGGCGGGCACGACGGCCTCTGCCCCGGCGGCGACCTGCTCGAACTTCGTGGTCATCAGATCTTCGGCGTTGCTGATGGCAAGGTCGGCCAGCGTGTTCTCCGCGTCCAGCTTTTGCAGCGCCAGCCGGTCCAGCTTGGTGCCCTCGCGGTAGGCTTCCACCATGTCCGGGGTGACGCCAGACTCGGCAACACTGCGCGGGCCGATGTTCACGTAGTCGGAGAGTGTGCCGCCAGCACGGTCGGTGCCGGTAAAGCGGATGTCGTTCTGCATGCCGCCGATGATCCGCGACAGCTGGTTGTTGCGCTCTGCGGCGATGCCATCGCGCAGGTTGCTGGCGGACTCTGTGCCCTCTTTGCGGCGGATGCGCAGAAGCTCGAGTTCGACGGCGAGGATCTGCTTGCGCGCCTCGAATTCGGCCGCCGAGTTCGCGATCACCAGCGCCGCCGCCGAAGACGAGGCCCCGCCAGTCTGCGAGATCGCCGCGTTATAGGCGCGCTGCGTCGCCTCAAGGGCCGAGACCGCACTTTCGACAGCACCAATGGACCCGCCCGCGCCGAGCATCTCTTCGACGACCGCGGCGGTGGCATCTGCCGTGTCGAAGAGGGAGGCTGCGAAAGGGATGAAGATCGCCGCCGCCGCACCGGCCACGGCCCCCATGAGCCCGAGCCCACCCAGGAGTTGCGGCAGTTGCTGCGCGAAGGCCCGGCTGGCGCTGGTGCCGCCTGCGATCTGCACGGCGAGGTCCTGAATCTGGAAGGCGGTGTTCGCGATCGCGGCACGGCCCGAGCCGCTGGCGCGTTCGATCTGGCCGAAGGCCTGCGCGCCATCGCGCCCGACCTTGCGGAAGGCATCGCTTCCTGTCGTCCCGATCCGGCGCAGCTGGTCCTCGACGTCCTTACCGCCAACAACGCCAAGGCGGACAGAAACTCTGCGCTCAGCCATCGATCCGTCCTCCTTTCGCTTGTTCATTCATCCGCCGCACCAACACCGCCTCGATGCCGGGCAGCCATTCGGCGACAAGGCGCGCCTCCACGCCCAGCGCCCGGGCGAGTTCAAAAGCCGCCACCATGTCGATCCCGACCACGGCCCCCGGGATCACCCGCATCTGGCCGCCGAGGCGCTGGACGAGGTCCCAGACCTGCCAGCCCTCGGCAGTGCGCGGCTGGTTCAGCCGGGCGGGGCAGTCGGCGCAGCGCCGGGCACAGGCCGCGCAATATCCGGCGCCCCCGCCGAAGTGCCAGTCGGCAAGGGCGCAGAGCCGTTTCCCTCGTCACCGAGCAGCAGCCAGCGGGCGATGAAACGCTCGTTGAAGGCCTCGTAGATCGGCCAGAGATCGAAGAGCGCGTTGATCGCCGTCTCGTCCGGTTCGATCACGTTCCCCTCGGCATCGCCGACACCCTCCCAGGACAGGATGGTCCGGCGCGCGATCGCCTTTACCAAGGCAGCTGCGACCTCCTGCGCCTCGGCATCGATCAGGTCGTCAGCCTCGAGATCGGCGCGCGCGGCCGAGAAGATCGCCGCGGTCAGCGGGCGGATGAATACCGTCACGCCATGGGTGAGGTCGAGCCACTCGGGCTCGCGGGACAGGGTCAGGCTGATCATGGTCAGTAGCTCGCGACAGTGTTGGTGAGGACGGCGGTGCACATGCGAGCAGGGGAGATGGCGCGGGCCCCCTGCCAGTCGAAGGTCGCCTGAATGCCGCCGGGGCCTTCGATGGCGATCCGGGGACGCGGCAGATAGACGGCATGGGCGGTGAAGCTGAAGGCGGCGTTGGCGCCCTGGCTGTAGGCGAAGATCAACTCGCAGGGCGTGCCCGCGATAGCCTGGTTGTAGAGCGTGAGATCGTCGAATCGCGCCTCAAGCGTGCCGGTCAGCGATGCAATGGACGGGTCCGCGCCTTCGATCCGTCCGTCGGCGCGAATGCTGTCGATCCGGTCGAGATTGTTGGCATAGGCAATCCGGGCGGAGAGGATGTTGCCGATGGGCGCCCCGTTGCGCTGGATTGACCCGTTGAAATGGCCAAAGCGCGCCAGCGATAGCGACGTCGGCGCACCGGCCGCCGTTGCCGCCGCAACCACCTCGTTCTGCGCGACCAGCGTTGCGTTGGCGGTCAGCAATCCCGACCGGCGCATCTCCCAGGAGAGGCCATCGACCACGCAGCCGGAATACATCGCGAAGCGCGGCACCTCCGGCATTTGCGTCTCGATCGCGAGGCTCGGCAGCGTCCAGCCGCCGGACTGGAAGGTATGGACCTTCGGCGTGGTGCCCGTCGTGACCGGCGAGCCGAAGGCGCCTTTCAGCCAGAGGCCGAAGTTCTCCACATCGATCGGGATCACCACGTCGCCATCGGCGGTGAAGGCATCGCGGAGCGGAGCCTGCGGATCGCGCCCGTAGCCGAGAAGTTCGGAGGCCAGCAGCGGCTGCTCGCTGCCGAGCGTGGTCGAGGCGAAGGGGACGAAGCGGTATCCCGTCGCCGGGGCTGTGCCGTAGACTGTCTCGAAGGCGAGCGCCATCTGCGCCCGCGCGCCCTGTGCGCGTGCCATCGTCGGACTCCTCTATATGTATAGTGTGTGTGGTGGCTCGGTCGGATCAGAGCGGGTTGGCGGTCGAATAGGTCAGGATCACCGCGACCGTCGCGGCCTTGATCGGCTCGCCGCCCTCGGCGACGATCTCCACCGGTTCCGGTGCTTCGGCCTCGCACCAGTCGCAAAGTCCGCCCAGCGTCCGGTCAGCGGCGATCCGGCCCCCGATCGCAGAGCAGAGGGAATCGAAGGCGGCGTCGCGCCCCGAGGCTTTCTGGATCAGCACGTCGATCCCGGCCCGGTGTTCATAGTGATAGCGCAGCGGCGACAGGGTAACCTCGGGTTGCCCAGGATCGCCGTCGCGCAGGATCACCATCCCGCCCGGCGGGATGCGGCCGGGCAGCGGTTCGTTCCGCAGCACCCGCGCGCCAGGGATGGCGGCGAGAACCAACCGCAAGGCCTCGAGGATCGTCTCGCGCGGGCTCATCGTCGGGTTCCTTCCGGCCAGTTCGCGAGGATCAGGCCTGGCAGGCGGTTCTGCCAGGCGGTGGCCGCCTTGCCGAGGTCGAGGCGCTTTGCCAGCTTCACCTGTGGCACCAGCAGGAACACCGGGACGGTCTGCGCGCCGGTGAGGGTGCCGTCGCGCCGCCGCCGCCCGCCTTTCGAGGCGGCAAGGCCGCGGCTGTTCAGCCGCGCATCGTCGGCGACCAGCAGGCTGGGCCGCCCGCGCCGATAGACGAAGCGCAGCCGCCGTCCGGTGCGCTGTTCCCAACCGCCCGGGGTGATCCGCTTGCCGCCTGCGCCCCTGGCCCCGGCTGCCGCCAGCGGGATCGCCAGCCAGAAGCCGTCGGCAGAGCGGATCAGCGCGCCCCGGTCGAAAGCATCGACGATCTCGCTCGCCTTGCTCCAGACCAGCGCTGCCGCGCGTAATGAGGTGCCGGACTGCGGATAGACCTCGCGCCGGATCGTGCGGGCCAGTTTGGGGCCAAGTCCCGCCGCCGCGATCTGCGCGCGCCAGTCGGCCTGCAATCCCGCGCCCGCCGCCGCCACGCCGCGCGTGACGGCGGATTTGCCCTCGGCCACGGAACTGCCGGTGATCTCCACGAAGTCGCCTTCGACGCGAACGGAGAGCCTCACAGCGCCCGCGCCTCTGCCGACCAGACCAGCCGG